CGAAGTATTGCTTCAAACCCGCAGTCACAATCGTCGCAAACTTCTAGAAAGGCGCACTCGTCTCGGTGCCATCCGTAGGTGAGAAGCAGGGCGTTTGCTTTGGCAAGCTCGGCGCGCAGCCGCTCTATCTCAGCCTCGGCCTTTCTTGCCCGCTCGGCGTTGTGAATAGCCGACTCCCAAGCGGAATCCAGTTCAGTTTTCATGCTTCCCCCGTTTCGTACAGCCGCACCGGCAGTGAGGGGGCGTAGCCGTCGCCTTTGATGCAGACGATGCCGGTTGTGCTGCGCTTGCAGCCATAGCTCTCCATATCGGTGTATACGTGAGCGCACGTCCGGCAGTCGGGCTTCCTCGCCTCGGCGAGTTCGTACTTATACCCGCGTATGCGGTCATGAAGTTTTTCGATAATCTCCCGCGCTGTGTGCGCTCCAGCAAAGGCATAGTCCGCGCAAGCACTATCCGTATCTTCAAGTCTGGCACGAAGCTCGGCAAGCTCGGCGCGGAGTGTCGCGCAGGCATCTACAGCTAGATGGAATTCGCCCGCAAGCACCGCAAGCTCGGCGTTAACGGTCGCCACAATCTGATGCGCCATCCCTACCGGGTCGAGGACATTAATTTCCATGCTCGGGGCCAATGTCGTGAGCATGCCGACAGCCTCGAGGCACGCCGCAAGCTCGGCGCGAAGGCGGGTGATTTCATCCGCCGCGTCATCTATCGCCGCTGGCACAAGTACGCGCTTGTGGCCCAGCAAATCCGGGTCTTTGAGCACACCTACTATGTCCATTCACTCCCCCTCGCCCTTGCGGGCTGCCAGATACTGGCGCAATGCTGCGTGATAAGCGTCGTGAGTCATGTCCGGGTCAACCAGCAACTCATAGATCGCGCCGTCGCTAGGACTTCCCCAACAGCCGTGCGTTATTTCGTCGCGGGATACTTGGGCGGCGAGATTGATTAGCGCGGATGCTAAATCCTCTGGCGTGTCGGCTTCGAGGGCTAGCGTCAAGCGCAGTGCGCGCACGGGCGGCTTCCTCATTTCTCCCCCTCGCCCTTGCGGGCTGCGTCACTATTCGCCAGTGCGTCATACAGGTTTGAGTCATAATCCATGATTGCCTTGCGAAAGCGCCTAAGCTCCGCAAGCTCGGCGCGCAGGCCGTCAATCTCTGCGAGAAAAGCCCGCTGTGCAGCCACGCTGCTGTCGATGCATCGCTGTTTTTCAGCGCAGGCATCACGCAGCTCGGCAAGCTCGGCGCGCAGGCTCTTTAGGTATTCGTCGGAGCAAAAGTTGACCCCGCTCATTGCTCACCTCCCGCCATAGCGGCATTACATTTCATGTGCGTCGCCTCCCCACAGTCGGGTGGCGGTTGCTGCTGACTCAGGGGCAGAGCCTCCCGCCATAGCGGCGTCGATTGCCTCAAACGTCACTTCACCGTCGTCGTTCACGCTGGTGATTCGCACGGTGACGTTCGACAGTGTGCGGGCAGTCAGAAACGTCATTACATCGCCTACGTTTGTGTCTCCCCAACAGTCGATTTGCTGTTATACGCCTATCGGCTTGGCGTGAGCCGCCGCTAGGTTTGCGCTGATGATCGCATCCTCAAGCGTCATGCCGTGGCCGATCACATACAACGGTGGCCCGTTATCATCCTCTTTCATCTCTTCTGGCATCTTGTGCCACCGCGTTTTTTCGGCAGGCGCACGCACCAGCGTAACAAACCCGGTGGCGTTGTCTTTCCCGCTTGCCTGCACCGAGAAATCTGCGCTTTGGAAACGCCATCCTTCTTCAACGTTCATAATCACCTCGCGTATAACAATCGCTTAAACTCGGACGCTTCACTCGCTGGCGCTCGTTTCGCGCCGGTTAAGCGAAGCGATATACGGCATCTGCAACGCTATCAAAAGACGCGTTCTCCGGGTCGTCAAAGTCCCAGACAAGATTCGGAGTTTTGAGGAGTGCGTCATGCTCCCTCCAAATCATCAAAAAAGTCCGACCCTGAAAACCGCTCTTTCATCATCCGCCGCACTTTGCGCATCGCCTCCCGCTCGATCTGGGCTACCCGCTGGCGGGAGATTCCGAGAATCTGTGCGACTTGCTCGGCGCTCATTGCGTATTCATCCCTGTGCAGCTTGTGCATGGGCGGTTCTGCTTTGGATTGTTGGCTTACGGTCATGGCGGCACCATCAGAACGGGCAGTCGCCGTAAGGGTCTCCGGAGTCCGGAATACCCGCCGCAGCCTTGGCCTGTTTCGATTCGCTACCGTCCTTTCGCTTGAATGACAGCGACCGGAATTGCTCGCCGGATTTGCTGGTTTTGTTCCAGGAGCTAACCCAATACTCCACCCCTTCAATGTTTGCGGTTCCCGTTCCGTCCGGGTGTTTCTCTGTCTCCTTACGCTTGTTGCGAAAGATTGCGCCGGTATTGGTGTTGTCGTATTCAGCCATCGTTAAAGCCTCAGAGTGAAATAGGACAAAGGGATACAGACGAAACCGTAATTGCACGGTCTCCAGTAGGGCAGGAATAGACGCAAATCTTATTCATGCCTGATGTTGATTCGTAGGAAAAGAAGCACCCATAAGCGTTAGCTTGGGATGCCGCCAGGGTGATGATTGCGATTGCTATGTATTTCATGCTGCGACTTCCTCTAGTGCGTTGTCTGTGTAAGCCTTGTGCTTTGCTGCGCGGATATATTGCTTTTCAGCTTGGGTGAAATACCCGCCCTTAGATTCAGCAATCCAAATCGCTTTCATTTCTGGCTCAGTCAACCCTTCCCACGCTTCCAGCACGGCCAAGTCATCATCTCGGGAGATTCCCTCTTTGATGTACTCGGCGACTTTCCGGAGCTTGTCTACAAGCCCCTGAACGTCATGGGTAGTGCCATCCGCGTCATTGTCTCCCTTGGTTGGGATGCAGAATGTTTGCAGACAACAGTATTTATAGGCCGCGCTCATTGCCTTGTTGGTGGCCTTGTCTGCGGAGTCCATAGCCTCGCCGACTACCGCGACGGTGTGCTTGCTGCCGTCCTCGGCGCTAACAAAGTCGAATTCAACGTCGCAGGTAACGTAGAAAAGCGCGGCCCCGTTCCTGGTCTGGCGCTCTACAACTTCACGCCGAATCACCCTCGGAAGTATGCAAAGCTTTGCATTGCTTAGATGCCTAGCAAGAGCGTTGTAGATATCGTCAATGCCCCTGAAGTTATACCCCTGCTGTGCGTTCTTGTTTTCCTTCCCAATGCCATGGGTTGCCAAGTCGGCCATTACTTGCGCAATGGCTCCGTACACTTTCGGATATTCGCTCATCTCACACCCCCAAATACGTCAAAAGATCACTAATTGCGCCGCCTAATACAAATAGCCCGAACAAAACGGACACCCATACCCAATGGACGGGACGTACATCATCGTGCCGCCCCTGCCGTTTCCTCTCAGTCCGTTCGCATCTGTGGCATACGGGCCATGAGCCTTTAAAGTTGGTTTTCATGCGGCCCCCCTGCTGAATGTGTTCGCGCTACTGCACCAGTAGCCGGAAGCGTTTTTGACCATGCCAGACAAAAGCATCCCATCCGGCGAAAGGCAGTAGGGATATACCGGCTTTTTCTCCACCCTGTGGATACGGTGCTTATCGAACGCGCCGACAGAGTTAAAGTATTCGCCGCACTCCGCACATTGGCAGCGTGTATGCGTGACCTTAAGCGGCTTCATTTGGAACATCCTCCAAGTCATCCAGCCCCGGAATAGGAGTCTCAACCGGCTTCACGATGGCGCGAATCTGCGCGAGGTAGGCAATCAGCACCTCCACAGTCGCCTCCAGTAGCCCGGTATTGCAGGCCATCACGGCAAGCGGTGACTGGTCGCTAACCATCGCGTCCTCGATTTTGGAAAGTTGCTTTTCTGCGTACCCGATAGCCTGGGCCGTCACGATTGCAGCCTCGGCCAGCTTCACGGAGTCGGTAAGGGTGTCGTCAAACTTGATAACGTTCATTCGTGCTTCTCCGATTCTTCGGTGACGACGACATACCAACTCCCTGCGGGTCCATCTACGTCGTCATATGCGCGACGGTGCGCGGTCAGCCCGTTTTGCTCTGCGAACTCGGTTGCCGACTGTTTGGACGGGAAGCTAACGATCATTCCCTGCCCTCCACGTTGGCTTTTGCCATTTCCCAAACCGCAGCGCGCAGTGCGATCTCTACGCGCTTTGCGGCGGCCTCGTACAAGCTCGGCTTATGGGCGCTGGCGATCTGGGCGAACAACTGGCATGCGATAGCGTCGATACGAAACCCCTCGTTAAACGAGGCTTCAATCGTTTCCGGGTCGCGGATCAGGTAATCAAATTCGTTTTCGATAGCCTCGAACTTGATCTCTTCTCTGGAGACCGGCGGCTCCATGCTGCCTGCGTCTCGGACTTGGACGTTGTTTAGGTAGAACATAACCTTCACCCCTCACCGTAGCCGTTGCCGTAGCCGTAGCCGTTGCCGTAGCCGTTGCCGTAGCCGTTGCCGTAGCCGTTGCCGTAGCCGTTGCCGTAGCCGTAGCCGTCGCCGTAGCCGTCGCCGTAGCCGTTGCCGTTGCCGTAGCCGTCGCCGTAGCCGTCGCCGTAGCCGTAGCCGTTGCCGTTGCCGTAGCCGTCGCCGTAGCCGTTGCCGTAGCCGTTGCCGTAGCCGTAGCCGTCGCCGCATAGAAATGCGGCGCGCTCTACATGAATCCGTTCATCATCATTGACTACCGCAAGTACTTGCGAGACAGGGACACAGGCCGCCATGCGGAGCCCCAGTCTTTTAACAACGCATGCAACCCCTGATTCGCACGCCCCTGCACGGATCACGTCATCAACCGTAATTACGGTTACGGTTAGCGGTTCCATTTTTCCCAAGCCTCAGCAGTAACCGCGAAAACAGCGGTAATGTCGTGGAGCATGGGAATATCAGCTCTTGCGCTGATTTTGCTTTCCGAGTTTGGGCCGGATTCCGCAAGCTCCATCACGCCCATAGTAGTCGCCCAGTAGATGGCCATGCGGGCGTTCTTAAGCGGCATGGCTTTGGCGCTCATGTCCTGGTTGGCTGGAACCTCTCCAGCAAAAACGCCCTTGTGCAGGGTCGTGACCATCACTTGTTTCATCTTGTCCATTGCATCTATCTCCCCGGTTGGTGGCTTTTGCCGTTGTGCCGTTGTTGTGCGGCATGGGCTCAGATTAGTCGCGCTCCGAAACAATCTCAAAGACTTATTTGTTATATGAAATCATGTCGGTTATATCTAAACGGTATTTGCGCCCGTTCCTGAATGCGACAATAATCCGCTCAGGAGGACTTATGCACCCACAACCGATTGATGAATTTGTCAAAGCCTGCGGAACGCAGGAGAAAGCCGCTCTGGCTCTCGGAATAAGCCGCAGCACTATTGCAACCTGGCTTTTCAGGGGGAATGATATCTATATCGTCCCTGGGCCTGATGGGGCGTTGACGTGGTATCAGATACGCCGGGCTAGCGCAAAATAGAAACCAAAAAAAGCCACGCGTCCGGCAAGACATAACGGGGCTTTGCAACAACGGGGCCATTATGACAGAACACGACGAATCCGAAAGACGCACGCGAGTTGTAAAGCTCGGCGAAACAATCGTTATTCAGTGGCTGTCCGTTTCCGGGTACCCGATGCAGACAATATCCCTATCAACCAAAGAAGCTCTCCGTGTTGCGCAGGAAGTGCAGCGGAGGGCTGGCGCATGAATTTTTTCAACCTGTATATCGGTGACTATCAGAGAGATACCGGGACGCTCACCCTAGCAGAGCACGGGGCATTTATCCTGATGCTCCAGCACCATTACGCCACAGAAAAGCCGATCCCGACCGGGAAGGACTTGTATTGCCTACTGCGGGCTAACTCAAAGGCGGAGCGTGAAGCTGTTGACGCTGTGGCTAGGCGGTTCTGGGCCGTCACCCCTGACGGCCTGGTCAACGCCAGAGCGGGGGAAGAAATAGCCAGAGCGAAGGCCAGGGGCGAGATCAATCGGCGCATTGCAGCCGAGCGGGAAGCCAAGAAGAGGGCGAAGAATGAGGGCGGCGAAGAGCACGATTCGTGCTCCGAACGTGCTACGAATCGTCAACCAATCCATAACCATAACCATAACCAGAGTCTTAAATCACCTATTCCAGAGGACGACTCATCTAGTTTAGGAGTGGTAATACAGTGGGGGGCCAAGGCATGAAACCCCTGCGCCCGCACCAGCAATCCGCGCTCGCCCTGCTGCGCCAATCCCTTGGCAGAGGCAACCGCCGCCCGATGGTTCAAGCCCCCACAGGTTTCGGCAAGACCGTCCTCGCCTCGCACATAGTTTCTGGAGCCTTGGCAAAGGGCAACCGGGTGATATTCGTTGTCCCGTCGATTTCCCTGATAGACCAGACCGTTGAAGCGTTCCACGCGGACGGGATTACCCAAGTCGGGGTTATGCAGGGAATCCACGAAATGACCGACCCGTCACAGCCGGTACAGGTTGCGTCAATCCAGACCATCAAGCGCCGCCGCATCCCGGATGCGAATCTGGTGGTAGTTGACGAGGCCCACCGTTGGTTCGAGTTCATGGGGCAATGGATGGCCCGTTGGGATGCGGTGCCGTTTGTCGGGTTGAGCGCAACACCCTGGACTAAGGGGCTAGGGAAGCACTACGACGACTTGATCGTGGCGGCGACGACGGATGACCTGATCCGGGAAGGGTATCTGTCGAAGTTCCGAGTGTTCGCCCCAAGTAAACCGGACTTGTCGAAGGTTCGCACCGTGGCCGGGGACTACCACGAGGGCGATCTGGCCGAGGTCATGAACCAGAAAGCCCTAGTGGCCGATCTGGTCTCAACGTGGAAACAGCGCGCCGATGGTCGCCCGACGCTTGTGTTCGGGGTGGATCGCGCCCACGCAAAGGCGATACAGGCAGACTTCCAATCAGCCGGGATTACGTGCGGGTACATCGACGCCTACACGGATCGCAGGGAGCGCGGGGTAATCGCCAAGCAATTCAACCGGGGAGAATTGCAGGTGGTCGCCAATGTCGGTTGCTTGACGACCGGGGTTGATTGGGACGTTCGCTGCATCGTGCTGGCCCGTCCTACAAAATCGGAAATCCTGTTCACGCAGATCATTGGCCGAGGGCTTAGGACAGCAAACGGGAAAGACGACTGCCTGATCCTAGACCATTCCGACACCCATCAACGGCTCGGATTCGTGACCGACATTCACCACGAAAAGCTATGCGACGGGAAACCACCGAAGGCGCAGGAGCGGAAGGAGCGTCTGCCGAAGGAATGCCCGCAATGCACGTTTCTCCTGCCTGTAGGGGTAAGCACTTGCCCAGCTTGCGGATTCAAGCCGGAAGTGCAGAACGGGGTGGAGCATATCGCGGGGGAGTTGGAGGAGCTTGGAAAGACACAGCGCAGGCTCAACAAGGCCGTTCCTCCGGTAGACAAGGCGCTGTTCTATGCGGAACTGCGGACTATCGCATTAGAGCGCGGTTATGCGCCTGGTTGGGCTAGCAATCAGTATCGCGTCAAGTTTGGCGTATGGCCTAACGCATACCGAGACGTTGAGCCGATGCCAGCCAGCGCGGAAACGAGGTCATGGGTGAAGTCACAGCAGATTCGCTACGCCAAGCGTCGGAGTGCAGCATGAGGCCGCGCACGCTCGATGCCGCGCGCGGCAAGTGGTTCGGCATCCTCGTCCAGATGGGGATAGACGAGCATTTTCTGCGCAACAAGCACGGTCCCTGCCCGGTGTGCGCAGGCCGCGACCGATTCCGGTTTGACGACAAGAACGGGGATGGAACGTGGATTTGCAGCCAGTGCGGCAGCGGCACAGGAATAAAACTCCTGATGGGCTGGAAGGGATGGGACTTCAAAACAGCCGCGCACGAAGTCGATCAGATTGTCGGGAACGTTGAAGCCAAAACGCACGAAAAGGAAAAGGCCGACCCGGTGATTAGGCTTAAAAAGATTGCTTCGGGATTGGCCGATATGGCGAGCATAAACCCGGTGCGGATGTATCTCGCGCGACGCGGGTTAACGCCCACGCCCGCGACGAAGTATCACCCTGCGCTTGCTCATTACGGCGACGATGGAATGCGAGTATTCCCGGCGATGGTTTGCCTGTTCCATTCCGCCGATGGCCGACCGCTTTCGTTTCACGTTACCTATCTCACGAAGGACGGGAAGAAAGCGCCGGTTGAGTCGCCGCGAAAAGTGATGCCACCAGTTGAGCCGTTGAACGGGTCGGCTATCCGACTGTTTCCAATATCGGAGCGTGTTGGAATTGCGGAGGGCGTGGAGACAGCGTTAGCGGTTTATCGGGACTTCGGGGTGCCGTGTTGGGCTGCGGCGAATGCTGGGCTAATGGAGCGTTTCATTGTCCCTGACGGAATCAAAGAGGTTGCGATATTTGCGGACAACGACGCCAACTACACGGGGCAAAAGGCCGCGTTCGCATTGGCTAATCGACTGTCTAGAACTCATGGGGTTTCGGTTCATGTGCCCGAGGTTGCCGGGAGTGACTTTGCCGATTACCCACAATCCATGACATGGAGCGCCAACTAATGGCCCACTACAAACTATCACCCGAGGATGCGACGATGATTAAGGCGTTGCTACACGAAAAAAACCAGTTGCGGGAGTTGGCCGCTTATCACAGAGCACAAGCCCGCAGGCACATGCAGGCGGCTATGGCGTTAACGCACGAAAAGATTGGAGAAAAGTTCGACGTAGGGGAACAGACCATTGCCTGCATCGCCACGGGCAGGCGATGGGGGAGTGTATGAGCGAATACACAGGCGGAAGCGTTAGCTACTACCGAGTAAAGGTTAAGCGCCCCACCACTGGGTCAGAACCATACGAAGCCGAGTGCAATGACATTATCGAAGCTCTAAAAATGAACTACGCCGAGGGGAACGCTTTTAAAGCGTTGTGGCGCAGAGCGGCGGCAAGGGTGGGGAAATCAAAGCGAGGGTATACGACTGGACTGTATGACGCGGAAAAGGTGGTGTTCTTTGGCGAGAGATTGGTGGAACAGGAAAAGGCGGCAGTGGCTGACGCGGTTGTTGTCCCTGATTCACCGAAGGATCAGGCGATGGCGGATTACAACAAGCGGCTAGAGGGTTATCGGGCGCAGCATGGGGTGAAGGGATGAGCGCCGATGACAAAGATTACAAAATTAAATTGCTTCGTCACGCCGCAAGAAAGGCGCAGCGTGCGATAAGCCAATATCAGCGGGGAGCGCCAAACAGCGGATGCACATGCGCATTCTGCGAAGCCAAGCGGGCGATCAAAAAGGCAATGGAGGCAAGCAAGTGAACGAAGGCGCTGTATTCGACATTGCCCCAACCGCTTCCATTTCGGAATCGCTTCGCCCAATAGGGGTGGCGTTGCAGATGCTGCTTAAGTCCGGGCCTCAGCGGATCACGATTGAGACAATCAAGCCGCATAGGAGCCTTTCAGCCAACGCACTGTATTGGACTTGGCTTAACACGCTGGCAGCGCATTTCAGCAAGGGCGACAACAAGTTCGACAAGGATGATATGCATGACCTTATGCGGCATAGGTTCTTGGGGTACGAAGATAAAACCGTAGGGAAAACGGTTATTGCCCAACAACTGAAAAGCACGGCTGATCTGGATTCCGGTGGAATGTTCCACTACATGCAGCAGATTGACGAATGGGCTTCGGTCCATGGGTGCCTATTGCCTAGGCCAGAAGATAACGAATACGCCCAATGGGCGAAGGCGGCGTAATGGGCGCGATAAAAATCACCCCAGCCGATTCCGCATTGTCGTTGTGCGTGCGAGAACGGGCGGCATGGAAGTGCGAGAGATGCGGTTCAACGCCTGACAGGCGCGGACTACATGCCAGCCATTTCCACGGGCGCGGGAAGTGGTCTGTCAGGTTTAATCCGCTGAATCTCACAAGTTTGTGCCATGGATGCCATTCATATTTCGGAGCAAGGCCGGTAGAGCATATGGAATGGCAGCGCAACAAGCTGGGGCAATACCTGTTTGAAGCGTTACAGGAAGCGGCTAACGACCTTTCGCGTGGCAGGCAGGCCAAGCGCGAAGTCAAGGCCATAGCAGCCCACTACAAAGCCGAGCACGCCCGGATGCAGTCTGAACGGGCTGACGGGTTCCAGGGGCGCATTGAATTTATGGGGTACTGACATGAAGGAGGAGGCGATAGCGTGTCGAGCCAGAGCCGAAACCGTGCGCCGGGGGTTTTTGTCTCAGCCAACGACGGACAAAAACCGCTGGCGGTGATGCGGCATGCGGAGGCGGAAAGGCTCATACGCAATTGGGCTGCGGCGGAGTTAAGTGAAATCCGCCGTTGCTGGTATCCCCCTGCCGCGATGGGGCACAGGGATTATGTTGCCCCCAGAGACCCGGAGGAACGGCAGGAAAGGGAGATTAGGAGGGTCGAAAGGGACGATTTCGAGATAATGCGGGCGGGGTGGTGCATTCTAGGGCTGCGAGAACCGCACAGGAGCGCGCTGGTGCGTTTTTACAGGGGCGGTGATATGCGGGTAGGGGGTAGGGCTAGAAACGCCGCCTTGGCCGCGTTCTGTAGCCGGTGGTCTGTGTGGTCTGAGGCGGTAGACGGGCCGCTTAACTCAATCTGATCGGGACAAAAAGCCTGCTTTCTGTCCACGGTTGACCCCAATAGACCATTGACACAACATCTTGTATGGTTATAATACATCCCAGAGGCACTACCCGTGCCCGCATCATAACCGGCCATATCTGAGCCGGTTTTTTTATGCCCGGCCCAACGACACACACTCCGATACCAAAGCTGTAAATCGGGTCGAGAGCGGCGGGCACCCTTTTGGCAGCAACGATACCCCGGACGCTTCTGGATTGGGCTTGCCCGGTCGAGCGCACCAGTCGGGGGCCGGGCCAGTTCGCGGATGGCTGCTGCCGCCCTATCCTCCTGGTTGGCTTCGGCC